GTTGCCATCAATTCCGGACATTTTGTGATAATACCGTTTTACCGTCGGGGCATACTTCGTGAAAAATTGACGGGCGGGAACCAACTTGAAAAATTCTTCATTGTTCATGTTGTAAAAATAGTACAACGTTTTGCACTAAACAAAAAAGCCCGGCGTTGAAACGTCGGGCCAATCAATTGTGTGTGTCGATAATGTGGACCATGAAGATAAAAAATTAGCCGGACGTAGAAACGCCCGGCCCCTAAACAACTGCACATGAGAACTTTTTTAAATGCGGACGTATCCTTCCGCGTCAACCTTCTTTTTTTCGTGTAATGCCAACAATGACCGGACCGGATAACCGAACGTTTTTTGGAAGTGTGGGGGATCGTTGAATTTCCAATCGCCACCCCATTCCCAACCCCATTGTTTGAAGATGGCGACAACTTCCATCCAATCGGCTACCTTGTCACCGTCGAAATCTTTTTTTACATCCCACACCGCTTTGTCGTAATCGCCGTCGTGATCGGTGTCGTGTACCAACACCATGTCAATTGCTAAACCCCAATTGTGGTATGAAAGGCCGGCGCGGGCGTTAGTAACCCGCTTCCCGGGCTTCGTTCGGCCTTGGGCGTACAATGCGTTTTGTTCGGCGAAAGTCCGAAACGTGAACGCAAAACGGCAAATTACGCGACCGGAAAGGGCTTCGCATATTTCGGCGTAAATCTTCCGGGCTTCGTCGCGTACTTTCGGATGCAATTTTTCAATCCGTTCAAGTGTAATTTTATCCATCGGGTTGTGTTTTGATAAATAACTTGATACCAATTGACCGGACCGTCCCTTCCTTCAAATTGGCCACCTTCAAGCGGCAATCAACGTTGAAGTACCGGACGGGTTGATCGGCGGCAATCGTAAAGGCCCGGGTCATGATTTCTTGCCACGTCATGGGTTCGCTTTTTTCAACATCGTTCATGTTGATCGAAAGCAAAACGTAATTTCTTTCGGGTGAATGTTCCATCGACTTTTTTTTGATAAATTCTTCGATGTAGGTGATCATGGTCGGCGTTATTTGAACCGTATCACGGCCCATCCAACATTCGTGATGACAAGTAAAGCGATAAGCCCGTAAACGGTCCAATCGCGTTCACGTCGCGCCCCTTGCAATTCTTTAAGTCGATCATTCCTTTCGGACAATTGACCCTTCATGTATGAAAGTTGTGTTTGGTACGTCGTGATGCCGGTTCGATCGATGACGGTTTTCAATACCGTATCGGGAAGATCCCGGACATACTTCTTTTTTGAAATTGATATTTGCCCGTCAATGAATCCTTGGGCGTATCCGCTTCCGCGATCGTACACGGTGTCGATAATGGGCACCGGGTAAAACACGGAATCGATCCCCCCGGGGATGACGACGGCAATGGTATCAATGACGCAAGGGTAAAGGCTTTGAACGACGGGAAGCATGGCGTCAACCAATGGACGCTTGGCTTGGACGCGTTCAAGGGCGCGTTGGTCCTTCTTGGCAACGTTGCACCGAAGAAGGGAAAGGCAACCGACCAAAAGGCCGGTCGCCATTAAGATCCGCGTTTTCATTGCTTCGCGTCCCCGCCCGTGACGTTTGCATCTTTTGCCGCAATGAACCCAAGGGCGGTCAATACGGACATGATGGATACGGCTTGATCGGAGGTGATCCAATTAAAGTACGAAGCAGCGGCGATAAGGCCCACGGCCACGCCGGAAAGGGTAGTTTTCCAACTTTTGATTTTCATGGTTTATTGTTTGTCTTGTTTGTTTTGAAGTGTGATTTTTATTTCGTTGATGCCGTCTTGCAACTTGTCAAGTTTCGTCGATGTTTGTTCGTCGGTACGTTCCCGGGCATTCATTCGCATTTCAAGTGCCGACAATCGAACGTCGGTATTCTTCCAAAAAGTCAACACGACACCAATGATGACGATACTTGCGCCAAGCAATTCGCCCATTGATATGCCGATTTTTTTTTCTGATCGCGGCGATTCCATGTGTTGTGATTCAAAGATTTTATTGGTTGGTGGTTGTGCCGGATGCCGCCGCTTGACGTGCCGCTTGACGTGCGGCCGCCGCCGCCCGTTCTTGAAGTTTCAAGGCTTTCAACGTTAATTGCAAACCGGTGTCCGGATGATTGGCTTTGCGGGCGTATTGTTCATATTCCGCACCGGTGATGTCGATGTTGCCATCCGCCACGACCACGCCAAGGCTATCCGAAATTTGATAATACACGCGGGCCGTTGTTCGGTAATCGTCGAACACGCACACGACGTCAATATCCGACGCGTCGAATTGTTGGCCGTTCTTCCAAATCTTAAATTCCCGAATCGGCTTTCGTTCCCGGACCGGTTGTGTCGGTTTTGTCGTGTCCGCCGTTTGTGCCATCGTCATTACCGCAAAAAGCGCGGCAATCATTGTCATCATCGTTTTCTTCATTGCTTATTGGTTTTGTTTAAAGTGGTATGTTGTAAATGTTCCATGTTGCGGTGATTGGAATAAGGACGTAGTTTGTGCCCCCTTGTGTGGCGGACGCACTTACGGTGCCGATGCGAACATCAACGTTCCCGTTTACGTCAATTCGGACAACCTTTGCCCCGGTGTATTCCGACGCGCTACCAAATCGCGCCATTGCGGCGGTGTAATAACTTTCGGCGGGGACATATCCCGGCAATTCAAATATGACCGTTGATTGTGGGGCATATTGGGCCGGAATTGTCGCGATGGTTTGCCATGATCCGGTTGTAAATGAAGACGTTGTTCGGTAAACCCCAAATTGCACCGTTGCCGTCCCGTCGTAGGTGTTCGGATCAAATGTAACGTTCACATAATTTACGGTTTTGTTCCGGGCACTATCCCGTATCACCGTGAACCCGGTTGCGACCGATACCGTGTCGGTTAATAACATCAAAGACGAACCCGGGACGGCCGTTTTCTTGATCACCCCATTGTTGTCAACGTACAACATGTTCGTTGCCGTTGCGGTACTATCCACGGTCCGGATCCTTGCGCGTCCATTCACGTCCAATCTTTCCGTTGGCGTCACCGTATTGATGCCCACAAGGCCCACGCTATCAATTTCCATGCGGACCGTGTTATTGGTGGCAAGTTGCAAGGGGCGATTGTATCCGCTTCCCGCGACGGCCGCGTAAGGTGTGGATCCGGTGAAGATTGCCCCACCGTTCGCCCCTTCGGCACCGTACAAAAACCATCCGTTGGAATTGAAGACTTGCGCCGCAACGTCAACTGTACCGGAACGGATGATACTTTGCCCGATTGAAGTATTGGCCGTCACGTCAATTTTGCCGGTGACGCGGGTGTTGCCGTTTACGTCAAGTCGATAACCGGCATCGGTTGGCGACGAACCAACAAACAAGTTTCCGTTTGCAAACAAACGCATTCGGGTTGCGTTATTCGTACCGAAAACCATATCCGCGTTGGCCCTTTGATATATGTACGATGTCGCGTCGGATGATCCCCCCAATAACCCAATATCAAAACCGATTGTATTTGTTGTATTGCGATACAAGGTTTGGCCTATCCCGTCAAGTATAAGTTGACCGCTTGTAAACATATTTCCCGCGACATTCAATTTGTAAGAACCCGGTGTTGTCGTTCCTATGCCGACATTTCCGCCGGATTCAATCCGCACTTTTTCACTTCCGCCAACATCAAATAAAAGCGGATACCCGCTTCCGGTGTATATGCTTACAAGTGAATCGGTTTTCCCGCCAAATATTGGGGCACGGTCCCCAATTGCCATCAATGTATTGGTGCTTGATGCCGTCGTAACAAAATATGCGGACCCTTGCGAATTTGCGGTTCCCCCTTTCAATCGCATTGATCCGCCACCCGTCAAATTTTGCACGTCCAATCTAAATGCGGGGGATTGCGTACCTATTCCAACGTTTCCCGCATTATTGATCCGCAAGCGTTCGGACGCCGTTGTTTGATTGACCCCGGTGGTCCCTAAAGCCATCGAATAATTGTCAATCCCGGAACCTTGTATTGATTGCATGTAAACGCCCGCGTCGGAATAACTTGCGTTTGTGTTTGTCAATCTTAAAGTGACCGTTCTTCCAACGGCATTGTCGGTGTGGGCAAATCTTATTGTTTGATCCCCGCTTTGCGCGGTTTGCAAAATTGTATTTGCGGCGATGGATGTATTGTTCCCAATTCCGACGGTTCCACCCGATGTAATCCGCATACGTTCAATTGATCCACCGGTCAAAAATGCCAAATTGCTATTGGCTTCAATGCCCATCGTGCCGGCGGACAAATTGTATTGACCAATTCCGACGAAATCGTTGTTTGAATAAAAAACGCCCGCGTAATCCGTTGCCGGACCCCGGACCGTAAGTTTCCATCCGGGGCTTGTCGTACCTATCCCCACATTCCCCGAAGTCGTCGCAAAGTTTGCGCCGTTGACGGATCGGAGGGTTCCGTTTACGTCCAGCTGGTATCCGGCATCTGTAATCGTATTAATGCCGACCCGCGCGTTTGCATGAAATCTGTGCGCTTGGACATTATTCAGGATGAATTCGATGCCGTGGTTTGAATAAGTGCCGAATTTTACAATCGGGTCAGAATTGACTAATTGCATTCGGTAATCAATCGTCCCATCCGTTAATTGTAATAAACTTCCATTTGCGCCGCTTCGAATGGTCATAATACCATATCCAGATGCAGTTAATGGGGAAGATGTATTCAATCCAATGCTTGTGCCGTTTTCAAAAAGTACACTATTCCCCAAAGTATTTGCGCCGGTCCATTTCGGGATGTAATTTGTTGTCCCGCTTCCACCCGGGAAAGCCGTTGCGCTTGCCTTCTTGATGACGCCCGTTGCGTCGGCATACAAAACATTCATCGCGCTTGCCGTGCTATCGATTGTCCGAACCCGGGCGCGACCGTTGACGTCAAGTTTTTCGGAAGGACTTGTAGTACCAACGCCGACCAAACCGGACCCCGGGTTTATTATTGTGTTATTCCCAAGCGGGTTAATATGTATCGGTTGCGATGCAAAGGACTGAATCCATTTGTACCCCCCGGTCCCATAACTTCCAAAAACTAAACCATTCCCGGTTGCGGGGGCATTGTCCCCGGCTGCATCAATGACGCCGTTTACTTGAAGTTTGGATCCGGGATTTGAAAAGCCAATGCCAACGTTCCCGTTTGGTTTTATTGAAAATGTGCTTCCTTCCGATGTCCCATACGGGGTAATATGGAAAAACGAATTTGCGGGGGTACCGCTATTGTATGCGTATCCAATTTGCGCCGATTCATTGGTTGCAACATTCCCAAAAAGCGCGGATGTATATTGAACGCCACCGCCTGAATAAGATGACGTAAACCTTGCCAATGGGAAACCGGAACCTTCAACTACAAATTTATAATTTGGGGATGCCGTGCCTATGCCTACATTTCCATTATTTAATATGCTCAAATAATTCAAAAGGCTTGACCCGCCGCGCAAATAAAAATCACCGGTTCCACCCGCTCCAAAATCAAAATATTGCGTTCCCGCGTTTCGGATGGCGGACGTGTTTACCATTTGAATACCAACATCGGTTCCGGCCCTTGTGTAAATTGTGCCTTGAAACCTTGCCGTTCCATTCACATCAAGTTTGTATCCCGCGTCGGAAGGTGACGATCCGACAAACACATTTCCGGTTGAATAAATCCGCATCCGTTCGGATCCGGCAACACGCATGGACATAATTGGCGAACCGACCCCGGCCGTGGCTTCAATATATCCCACCCCGGATTCGGCCCCTAATTGGATTTGATTTGTGTTGCCCGTGGTTGTTTCAATGTAACGGATCCCAATATCCGTGGACGGTCCACGCATGTCAAACCGTGCCGAAGGTGACGCGGTGCCAAGGCCAACGTAAGTGCCGCCATCAAACAACAATGAATTTCCAAGCGTCGTACCGTTGGGCGTCCACTTGGGAATATAATTCAACGTCCCGGATCCGCTTGGAGGAACGGCCGACGTTGCGGACAATACCCCGGTTGCACTTGCCGTCACCATTCGTGTCCCGGATCCGGCAAGGCTTGCAATCTTGGTGGAATCCGTCACCCGCATAAGTTCGGTCGTGCCCCGGTAAAAACGGAAGCCCCCACCGTTCAACGCGCCGACTTGGTACCACGCGTCATATTTGGTGCCGGCAACGGCCGCGATACCTTGGCCGAAATTATTTGTTGCATTGGGGAAGTATGAAAACAATTGACCGGTGCCACCGGCCGCCGTTGGATCCGCCCAATTTGACGTGGATACGTCGCTTTGCATCATGTCAAAAAGTCGAAGTTTCCGGTACGCCACAATGTCGGAATCACGTACTTCAAACAATGGCGTAAATGATCCGGACGAACCATACCCCAATGATATTTTTTGCGCTATTCCCGGCACAATAAGTTGAAGTTGTCCGGATTGAACACCCATTGCATAATTGCCGTAATTGGTAAAAGTTAGCAATTGACCAAGATTGGTCGTGCCAATTTGTACCGGGGAAATGAATGTTTTGGCACCCGTGATCGTTTCCGTCCCGGCCTTATGCACAACACCGGTGTCACGGGCAAAGGGGACAAGCATGGCCGACGTGTCGGTGTACTTGACACGTTGATCAATGCGGGCCGAAAGTGCGGCCGTGTCCGCTTCCCGCAAGTACGGGTCGAGCATGGCGGCCGTGTCCGTTGTCTTGACCGGGGTGTACCCAAGGACCGTGGCAATGGTTTTGTTTTTCCAAAGACGGGTCGTACTATCGTATGCCAACAATTGGTTGTTGGTGCTATCGGTTATCAATACGTTGTGAAGTTCTTGGATTTCAAACCCGTTTTGGACATGCACAAAAATTTCACCATTGTTGGAATTTACACGGGTAACAACCCCCAAATAAACCATGTGGGCCGGGGCGACGGGCTTGTTGGCCATGCCATACAAAAGGTTTCCGTCCGTGCCTAACCATACCGGATCCCCGGCGGTGGCACCTATGGTGTTCAGCCCCGAAAGGCGGCCTTGAATGATCACAAAACCTTGTCCATTTGTTGCAAGGTTTTGATAAAGCAAACCAAGGGTTTTACTTGATGTTGATTCGGACATATTGGACGCCTTGGACACGATTACGTTGGCCCCGTCCGCGCCGCTTACATACACCGCTTGCCCCTTGTTGATGGATTGGGACGCCTTAACGGTTTCCCGGACGTCATCGGTATAATTGTCGATCCAAGACACGTCAAAATTTGTGTCACTATCCTTGGCAAGTATTTGTCCCGTCGTTCCCCCGGAAGGAATCCCAACACCGCCACCCGAAACGGCTTCCCACCGGTTGGCCCGGCGGACGTAAAGGGTGTCGTTTAATACGACGACGGATCCGGGCAACTTATTTTGTACCGTGTCCGTGGGCATGACAAGTGCCGCTTTTGCTTTTAGCCGGTTATACGTGAAGCCATATCCGTTGACCATCGTATAACGCGTCGTGTCGTTTTGTGCGATTGCGCCAAAGGTGATGGCCAATAAATTCAAGACAATAAGAAGTCTTTTCATGCGTTGACAAGTTTGTTGTAAAGGATGGACAATGTTTGCCCGAAATCCGCGTAAGTGTTGTTCGTAAGAGTAAGAACGCCAAGCGTTTTGTTCCACACGTATTGCGCCCCGACTTGCCCTTCCGGGATCAATGGTTTTATTTCAAGTTCGATTTGGATAATGTCACACCCGGCAAGTGAATTGTTGTTGATGTCAAGCGGCGTGATAACGGTTGTACCGTCGGCACCGCTTGTCCAAGTTGTATTGAGTGTCACAATATATGAATTCGGACCCGGCGTGTTTGGTGAATAAGGTGTTGACGGTACGTTGGGGATGTTGGAAATCGGCCCGCGTTGAACCGTGTAATAAACGTTCCCCAAGTACGACATGTCGGTTGAATAATACACTTTCGATGCCGCAAAGGCCGCGTTTTGCACTTGGTCCAATACAAGGGAATCATCCCACACAAAGGGTTGCCGGCTTACGACGTTTTCATTTAGGCCGGTGATGCCGTTATCTTGCATCAACTTGAAAAGGTAATCAAGTGACCCGTAAGTTTGAAGGCATACGTCGTATATGGATTGCCCGGCAATGGCGTTAAATGTTCTCATTGGGTACGGCGTTCGGGTTTACGGTGATTTGTCCGCCGGCACTTACCGTGACAATTGGATTGGTGACTTTGTATCCGTCCGAAGTCAATTGTATTTGAATGGAACGCTTCAAGGCTTGTTCTTCGCCCGCGCTATTCAAATAAGCAAAGACGCCAACGCCATCTTGTGGGTATTCCTTCCACCATCCGGGGAAGGAATTGATGGTATCCGCAATATGTTGCGTGTCGCTTTCGGCGATGGCAAAATCCCCGTCAACGATATACAAGTCATTATCTTGAAGCGCAAAATCTTGATTCATCCTTGAACGATTTTATCGTTTTCGATGTCGGCGCGTTGCGTGGGTGTCAACGTCCCCGTCACTTGGGTTGGCGTTGGCCCCGAAGATCCCGGCCCGGTCGTCACGCCGCTATGAACGTGACTATTGTACGCGGTCAATAGTGCATTGACTTTGTTTTCCAAGGCGTTCAACTTTTGCGTCAATTCGATGACCTTCACAAGGCCGCCCATTGCGCCGTCGTTCAACGTGATTTCCCCGTCCGAAATCGTGATCTTCGTATCCGCGATTTCCAACATCACCCCATCGTCGTCAACTTGAATCGTGGCGTTGTTTTCACCGCCAACGACCAAGACCTTTGCCACGCCACTAAATAACACAACAAAGGGCGGATTGAACGTGCTATACGCTACAATCACGGTACTATCGATCACGGGCACCATCAACATCCCGTCGTCAACGCTTGCCATCAATTGCACGTTTTCAATCGTCACGGCCCCTTTGGAAGATACCGTCGTCACCGTGCATGTCCGCGCCGCTTCATCAACCGTGTCAACCGTGGCCGCCAACAATCTTACGTTGTCGGAAAGTTGCGTCCCCGTCATCCGTTGAATTGCTTCAATGATTTGTCGATTGCCGCCCATCAATTGATTGGTTTACCGTCCGGATCAAGACGGGTGATCAAATAATCAAGTTCGATTTCTTGGCGAAGACCGCCGATCCCGCCGGTGTATTGTACGCCCCGGACCTTGTACCGGCCGTTTCGTTCCGGAAGAACCGTGTCAAGGATGTCAACATTGTCACCGTGCTTGACGTATGGGATGCCGAACGTCACAAACTTGCCCTTGAACCCGTTGTAATAATATTTCCGAAGTTCATTGGCGGCAAGTTCCGCAAGTTCCGATGTTGTTTTAACGTTCAAGAAGTTCAACGACCGCCGTTCGCCGCCGGTATTTTCGGGCAATGGCTTGTTCTTGGTCCCGATGACCACATCCGGCGTGGCGGAAGCATTGCGGAAGGTGACAAGGACTTCCAATCGAACCTTTTTTGTCTTCGCGTGGCCGTCCTTTGTCGTTTTCCCGGTGTTTTGTTCAATGGTTGAAGTCGCAACGGCCGATAATACGGTGTCATCCTTCCGTTTATACTCCAAATTGTCGGAAATGATGTTTTGTTGGAACTTGAAAACCTTTCGGCCGGCGGCGATGGCTTCATCTTCGTCGTACTTGAAGGATCCGCAACGCAATTCATTTCCCCGGAAGAAGGCTTCGAAGTGGTAATCCTTTCGAAGACGGGCCAACACTTCGGCGATCGTTTCGTTTTGAACGAAGAAATCACCAATCGTTGTTTTGGCCTTCTTGTTGACCGTAAAGGGAAGACCGGCTTTGCCGATCATTTCTTCCAACATCGATTGAAGCGTGTATTTGGATCCGGCGAAGAACCCGTTTTTCCCGCCCGTGGCTTGATGTAGTTTCAAGGCGTACATGTTGTCTTGGACTTCCAAGACAAACGGCTTCTTTGATGTCACCGACGAAACGTACCCTTCGAATATCGTTTGCAAGGGGCTTACTTCGTTGCCCCGTTCATCATATCGGGCATATCCCCATTTGATCGTCACCTTGTCGCCCAAAAGAAACGTGGGCACGGTTTCGGAAAACCCGCCAAGGTTTACGTTCGTGCCACCAAGGGAATATCGGCGGCCGGTTTTGTCCGTGACGTACACGTTTTTTGGAAGCGTGACGGATCCCGCGTCGGTCAAGTTTTGCCAACTACTATTGAGTTCAAACCCGTTGCAAAACTTGTAAACGATGACCCCGTTTCGACCCGGGTAATCCTTGGTCGGTTGTTGGGTGAAGGTTATTTCGGTAAGAACGCGGTACATTATTGAATTTGCAATTCCAAGGGTTCGTCGCTTATCGCGTTAATAGTGAAATCTTGCCGACTTATGCCGCCGGCGTTTTGCGGCATGGAATAATCTTCCACGACGATATTGTATATCCCCATACCGTTCAAGAATCGCGACACGACGGGGATGGCAACCGGGGCTTCGGCCATCCGTTGCACGGCAAGGGCTTCGGCCGCCGGGTATTGACCGTTTTGGCCGGCGATGATGCCGTTGATCGTCACTTGGAAGTCGTCCTTGGAAATGTATTCTTTGACCGTACCGTTGCGCCCTTGAATTTGTGTCTTCACAATGATCGTGGGGCGGGACACCGTGCAAAGGACCGTTTCAAGACGTACTTGATCGGTTGTGATTTGCCGGTTTTGCACGAAATCGGTGTACGTGACCGACCGGAAAGTAACATCGATGACCACGGGGGTCCCCAATGCCGATTTGTAAAGTTCCGGATCCCGGGTGACTTCTTGCTTGACCTTGCCTTCATACGGGTTGTCACGAACCGTCATTGCGGGGATGGCGGCAAGATTGTATGTACGGATTAAGGCCGTCAACGGGACGGCCGCAATTATGTATGGTTTATCGGGTTGATAGATCATTGGCCGGCGATTAATTGGGAATCATTTGTCGCGTTCATAAGGGCTTGCGCCACCATTTCGCGGACCTTCGCGGCCCCTTCGTTGATGTTTGTGGTTTGGATCTTGAAGTCCTTGATCAATGAATCGATGTTGACCGTGATGGTGACGGCTTTGTTTCCTTGCGCCCCCTTGGTTTCGGGCTTTTCGGTTGCGGTCGGCATGGCGGCCCCCTTGGCATTGCCGGCAACGTTGGTCGGTGCAGCAACCGGGGATCCTTTGTCCATCGCAATATCGATGGCCTTGTTCACGCCTTCTTCCGTCTTCTTGACCTTGACTTCTTTGATCCCCAACATTTCCTTGACGGCACCGTAAACCCATGCAATGGCATCGAAGATGGGCTTGATCGTGTTTTCGTAAATCCACATCAACCCGTTTCCGATACCTTTCAACACCGCCCAAACACCTTCAAACGCCTTCCCCACAATCCAAATGATACCCAACTTTTCAAGGGCCACATAAACGGTGTGAAGGACATCAATAACGGTGGCAAGTGATGTGTAAACAATATCGTAAAGCCACGTAAACGCGTCAATAAGCCATGAAATGGCGGACGATAAGGCATTAAGAATTGACCCGCCTTCCGCGCTGAATTGCGAAAGGACGTTCCATAAATACATGACACTTTCGGACACGGTATCCCACATGCGTTTCATTGCCGCGATGATCGGTTCAAAGAAAACGCGGACCCCTTGGAAAAACGACTTGATGTTTTCGGTCATCGCTTGGGCGTCCACTTGAAGCCCATTGAACCACGATGACACGGCCGCCAATCCATCATTGACCCCATTAAGGAAAAAGTCGATGATTGGCTTGAACTTTTCGAAGATGTCGTTTAAGGTGTTGAAGATGTTGTCACCGATGTTGGATATTTTTTGCCCGGTGCTTCCCATCATGTTTTGCAAACCGTTGGCATAAATGCCGCCTTCGGCTTGGGCCGCACGAAGGGCCAACGAAAGGGTGTCATACGAAAATTCCATTTCCTTCACCGCTTCAATCGGCTTCCCGGTTGCGTCGGCAAGGGCTTGGTAAATGTTGATCCCCGCGTATCCAAATTGCTTGATGTCGGCCGCCGTTGCTTTGCCGACATTCTTGATTTGCATAAGGTTTTGAGCCATGCGGGACAATTCATCGTTGCCGCCGCCGGTGGCCGCAATGGCATTGGCAAGGGCCATCATGTCGGTCCGGGCCGTTTGGGCATCAAGACCGGCACTTATTAACGCCTTGCGGACCGCAAGCAAACTTTCAAAACCGAAGGGGGTTGTCGTGGCGTCTTGCTTGGTTTCGTCGATGACTTTTTTGGCTTCCCCGGCATCTTTCAAAAGCGTTGTCAACCCAATTCGGGCACTTTCAACGCTTGTGCCGGCGTCCACGACCTTCTTTACGAACATGCCAACGGCCGCCGCCCCGAAGGTGACACCAAGGACGGATCCCAAGGAATTTGCCGCCCCTTGAACACGGTTCAACGTTCCTTCAAACGCGTTGACGGCGGAATCCGCCGATTTGATTTTACTTGTAAGTAAATCTTTGAGCGTTAAAGTGTATTGTACCGTTTGCGACATGTCAATTCCATTTTACTTGATAGGCAAGGCCCATGAAATACTTGACACGGCCCCAATACTTCCAAAATTCTTCTTCCGTCAAGTTGTCCGGGTCGATATGCAAACAACAATGAATCAATGCCGCGATCCGGCTTTCATCGCTGCTTTCGTTATTCACCGTAAAACGGTCAATTAGATCTTTTTTTTTGCGCTATTGGTGCTGAATTTCACCAACTCAAAGGCCGCCATCACCGCGCCCAACCGGAAACGGTCGTCTTCCGACTTTTCGGAATAAATACGCGGGTCGCTATGTTCTTTGATCAATATCAAATCAAGCATTTCGTCGGCCGCGCTAAATCCACCCATGACGCTTTTGTCAAGTACGGCCAATTTTACGGCCCGCTTGGGTTCTTGCATAAACCCGACAACGGGTTCTTCGGTTACTTCGTCCGGGAATACCAACGGATGAACTTTGACGCCCATTTGTTGGGTAAGTTCCAACGCCTTTTGATCGGCGGCTTCAACGGCCGCTTTCAATTTTTGTTCCATGCTTCAATGTGTTGTTTGGTGGTAAAGTGATCGCCCGGGATCCCCGAACGATCACCTTTATTTTTACAATTTGTGCGTGATGCCGGCAATGACCAACGGAATCTTGATCAAGATCTTCGAATCGCCTTGTTTGGCGTTGAAGGGATCTTCCAAAAATTCGCACGCTTCAAGATTGTCTTGGCGAAAGGTCAAAGAACTATCGCCAAACATCACTTGAATTGAAAACGGCTTGATCAAAAGCGGATCCTTTGAAGGGGCCGCCGAAATGATCCTTCGCCATTCGTCAAGGTAAATGGTGATGTCGGCTTCATATTCAACGTTGCCATATCCACGGCTTACGGGTTCGGTTCCCGCGCCGTATTGGTTTTCCTTGGTTTGCTTACGGGTGTAATTGATTTCGGTGATCCCGACGACCGGCACCCCGAAAAGGTTGAATTTGATATTCGCCCAACTATAATTGACCCCGTTGATAAGCGGTGTTGCCATGCTTCAAGTTTTATATCGTTACGTTGTAACCGATGTTTACGGTGATATTCCGTCCGGTGGCAATTTGTACCAACGTGACGTTGATGACCAAAATACCGGTCGAAAGGACGTTTTGTTGCGTGTTGACGCTTACGTCAAACCCGGACAATTCACCATTGCGGACCATTTCGAAAAGCGGACCTTCGGCCAACCCTTCAAAATAGGCGACGGCTTCATCCGACAAAGTACCGTCCGCGTTTAAGGTGATCGGCGAATTTAGGGCCGGAAGAACGGCCGTATAAATTCCCCGGGTCGCCTTTTGCATGGTCCGGTTGTCGGTGATGTACGCGTAATCGGAATTTAGGGCAATGCTTGTCGGGTTTTCGTTGAAGTACGAACCGGCGATTCCAACGAACTTGCGAAGGAAAAGGTACCGGCGATCTTGCAACGTGGAAAGCAAAGAATCCGTGACGCTACTATGTGAGAAAAGGACGCCATTGGCGAAGGCCAACACGTCGCATTCCGTACCGTTCGAAATGTTGAATTGCGCCACCCATGCAATCGAATGGGAAACTTTCGCCTTTGCCACGGCACCAAGTGTCGCACCAAGGGTTGTGACCGACTTTCCGGAAGCATAGAACAAGGACGCACCGCGTGCCCCGCCATCTTGCGCGATTATCGCCGTGCAATAATTGGCGGAAAGGGCGGAAAGGTCGGCAAGGGTTGACACATCGGCCGTTCCGGAAATGTCCGCACCGTAAAGGGCGATCAATTCTTTGTGTGCCGATACGTTGGCCGCACATACTCCATGTATGGCCGTGATGTCCGCACTTGCAAAGGCCGCGCTATCCTTGAAGATGCCGATTTGCCGGATCTTGCCATTGGCGAAGGATTGCATGGTCGTTATTTCCGTGAACGTGTACGGGTTGGGCACCGCGAAAATACCGACGTAAACGTTGCCTTGGGGCTGCAAACGGAAGTATTCCGATATGTGATAATGCCAAACGGCGTACTTGGATGCCACGCCACCGGTGAATTGGGTGACGGTGCCCGCAAGTGTTGCGCCCGCGCTATACGTCGCGGTCAAGGGGCTTCCGGTGTTCAAGTACACGCCCATTCCGGGGCGTGCCGTGATTGTCACCGTGGCGGTGTTGACCGTTGCGGTATAACCGTGGGTGTTGGTCCCGGCGTTGATCAATGCCGCGATGGCCGTTGCCACGTTGGCGGCGGTTGAATCCGTTGAAACTTTGGTGTAAACTCCAAGGGAAACGGTGCGGCCAAGGTATTCCGCGACTTTCAATTCCACCGTGTCACCATTGGCACCGACGGCCGTAACCAAGTACGATGCCGTCGCCTTGGTTTCATCGGCGAAGGTGTTGACGATGCCGGCCGCTTCCGCGTCGGCAAGGCTGAAAAATTGCTTGATCCGGTTGGACACGGTAAACCCGGCGGGAAGGTTGCCCGCCGTGTAAAACACAAGACCGGAAATATGATCTTCACCGGCCAAGGGTCGGCCAAGGCCGCCTTGTCCAAGATTGAATGTTATGTTATTGAGTGCCATTAGGCGGTGGGGTTTTATCCGTTCAAAATTTGTTCACGATCGTAAGGCGTGAACCCGGGTTTTTCGGCAAAGAACCAAGTACCGCTTTCATCCATCCACACGCAATTGATGTGCGGGTATTTTACCAACGTCGCCTTCAATTCCGGGTCGATTGCCGGCTTGGTGCCGGGTTGTTCCGGGGCGTCGTCGTAAAATGGCAATTCATCATCTACGTCGGCCAATGGATTTGGTACCGGTTGTTTCTTGGGACGTCCCATTGTGGTTGTTGTTTAGTTTATGGTTTAAAGTACGACGCGGCTTTGTTCAACCCACTTCGTGCCGTTGAAACGAAAAGTTATGATCGCATTCAACCCGCTTGAAAGTGTGGCGGTGCCGGCGGATACCCAATTGGTGCCGGTGAACTTTACAAGATCCCCGGAAGTGCCGGTCACTTGAAGCGTCACTTGGTCGCCGTAATAACTATTCGTTACGGACGGGCTTTTGAAGGTGATGGAATCAAGGGCGGCAACCTTGTAGATTGTTTCCCATGCGTTCGGTGCGATCGTTACGCTATCCGCGCCGGCGGCATCGGTAACGCTTACAAGTTTGAAGGTCAAGACGCGGCCGGTGTTGTCGGTGCTTTTGGTCGTACCAAAACGCGGGGACGTGCTTTGTGCGTTTACGCTTGCGGCGCAAAAAACAAGGGCGAAAAGGGCAAAAATGAAATTTTTCATGGCGTGTATTTATTTAGGGGGCGACCTTTTCAGATCGCCCCGGTTTGTGGTTTCGTTTATGCGTTGAAATATCCGGGGGTAAGTGTCGTGTAAAGGAACACTTGGTTCGAAAATCCGTATTGGGTATCGAACTTCATCAACCCTTTCAGGAAGAACAATTCGGAATTGTTTTGAAGACGCATCAATTGAAGATTGTTGTCTTCCGTGCTATTCATACCAACGTAAAGGTTGGACGAAGTGTCGGGGATACCTTCGCAAAACAAGATGGTATCATCGGGGAAGCCGGCAAGGGGTACGACTTCGTAACCTTTCCAAGGCTTGATTCCGCGGTCCATAGTGTTCAAACCTTTGAAGGTTACACCGGTGGTCAACGCCGTTTGGTAAAGTTGTTCGGTTTCGATGGAAACGAAAAACTTCATTCTTTCGTAACGGGTCGGGCGGGAAAGAAGGGCTTTTTTGTTGGTGGCAACCGAAGCGATAAGTAAATCCAACTTGTCAAGGATGTTGCCGGCGGTAAGTGCAACCGGGTTGGCAATTTGCACAACGTCGGAATCATTGACCATCTTTTTCAAAAAGCCGTCCATGAACATCAATTGTCCGTTTCCGGGATCACCGGGGGTGGCATTGTAAGTGGTCGAACCCATCCAAATTTCTTGTTCAATGACTTCAAATGTGCGGTTCAACGCAATTTGCATCATGTAGTTTTCGGCGGTTACCGGAAGTTCACGGGCCAAAAGGGTTGGGGAAAGTTGCTCGGCTAACCAATGTTCTTCGAAATCACGGGGGTTGAACTCCGTGTAAAACATGTGGTCTTGCGGTTCCAAACTACGGCCATCAATGGTGAATTTACCGTTGTTGGCATTGCTCGTCGGGGTTGGGGTGCGAACTTGAAGCGGATTGGAAAGGTCGATTCGGCCGATCGTGTGCTTCTTCTTGATGCCATCCTTTACATAAACGGCCCCTTTTTGGATTGTATCCATGCCGAAAGTGGCCGGAAGCCAAAAGTACGACGCGAACGTACCGACGTATTGCGTATCATTAATAATCAACGACATTGTGATTGGTTTTTACTTGGTTTTTCGTGATGGGTTTACTTCTTTTTCATGTTGTTCATCACCTTCGCCATAAGATAAGCGGCGGAAGTGCTTTGTTCGCCGGGCTTGGGGTCAACATTGATCGTGACGGCGGCCTTGTTCAAAGGCAAACTTTCAAGCATGGTTTTAACTCCATCCATGTCGTTCTTTGCCTTGGCGGTCCATGCGGCAATCGTGGCGTCATCGTTCTTGATGCGGCCTTGTGCGGCATAACCCTTGATCATGTTGGTCGCGTCGGCGATGGCCTTTGCTTCTTCGGCGGCTTCTTTTTCGCTTTGAAGTTGGGCAAGTTGATCTTGCGCGGCTTTCAGGTCGTCAACGGCCTTTTGGGCGGCGGCTTCTTTGGCGGTGATTGCGTCTTTCAACGATTGGATCGTTGTATCGCGTTCGGCAATTTGGTTTTGCACGGATTCAATGGCGGCAACAATTGACGCTTCCGCCGCGTCGTCATGCAATCCCAACTTGTTTGTGACAAGTTTCATCCTTTTGGGGGTTTTGTTTTCAAAATATTGATTCAAGACGTTATTGGCTTCTTTCCAAAATGCCACGGGGCTTGTGGCCAATGCTTTCCGGGGGGCGTTCAATCCCGACGTGGATTCGATTTCGTCACAAAGGCCCATCGTTCGGGCTTCTTCGGCATTGATAAACGTTGTCCGGTCCATCATAAGGCCGACCGCTTGGGCGTCCATGCCGGACTTTTCGCAAATGATTTTATTCAAGGATTCCTTCATGGAAGACAAGACGCCGTTGTCTTGGTCCGCGCTATCCCCGGAATACGGGTTGTGATACATCAAAATGCCGTAATCGGCCATGATACGCTTTCGTCCACATTGGAAGATCACACCGGCCATTGATGCGGCGATACCGGCGCAATACGTGTCAACCTTGGTTTTGGTCTTCAATATCGCATTGCAAATGTTGTAACCGTCAACGACGGATCCGCCAACGCTATTGATCCAAACTTGAATCCGCTTTTTGCCCATTTCGTCAAGGGCCATCAATTCGGCCGCGAATCGGCTTCCATCGACGCCGTACCCGTTTTTTTCATCGTATCCGATGTGCCGATCCAACATCATGATTGGTTCGTCCGCGTCCGGGTTGCGGCAATATTCCATGTATGACTTGTCAACGTAGGGCATAAATATGACGTAAATTAATTGGACACTTTTTTGCAAGGGTCATAATACGCTACAAAGTTTGAATTGATCGTTTCCCCGACGTCGGGAAGATGATGTCAATAGTGGTTTTTGCCCTGGCGCAAAATGCGTTCTTGTTCTTGCTTGGGCATACGGTCGAAAAATTCCTTCAATGCTTGCGTCACGACTTCCGACTTCCGCATTTCGTTTGCGGCCGCATAAGCAATCGTAAGGGTGTGATACTTGGGCGGCGGGTATGAATGAACCCGGCGTTTCAAGGCTTCTTTGGTTGATTGATAGGTTTTTCGATTGGCCATATTTGGATTGTGTTTTAACACGTGTTGCCCGTCGGGACCCCGACCGTCCCGTTGGCGTCGTCAAGATAATAGATCGTCCCGGCGTTGTTCTTGACGAAACTATACCCCACCAAAGGCACGGTCAACAACGGGTTGGTGTATATCACAACACCTTGCGCGATGTTGGAATATATGTTGCTTATGAAATAAAGGTTTGGGGATTGGGCACAAATTACACCTTCGACGTTGCTTACCGCCAATTGAACGGTGTTGTACCCACCGCCACCGCCGGCCGCGCCGGACATCATTGTCACATATCGTTTGATCATTAGATCGGTTGTTTCAGGGTGTACGACACTTCATGCACGCCCGTTGCATTAAGCCCGACATACAAGAAGTAAATCACGTTTATGTTGTTGGCGACGTTGGCAAGGTTCCCCGAATCTTGAAGGACCACGCCGTCCACCGGTTGATTGATCGTCAATGTCCGGCCCGCGCCGAAGATCCATTTCATCCGCACAACGGTTCCTGGAAGGGCGTTCGTGAAATCAAAATTCAAGGCCGCGTTTACCGTGGCATCCGCAAAAAATATCGATTGGTCTTGATCGAACTTGACCGTATATGTGGACGGAAGGGAAGCGACTTGAACATTTTTCAACGGAAGGGAAGTGTTCACCATGTTATTGAAGTCGAACAATCCCGATCCGCTTGCCGCGTTGGTGAAGACAATCTTTCGCACTTCGTGAACGTTGCGTTGTACGCCGTCGGTGAACGTCACCGGGTCCGCGTTGGTTTGGTAATACGATGTCGCAATACCGGCCACCGCCGCAAGGGACACGTTCAAGTTGAAGGCATCGACAAGGAAAACTTCGCCATTGTAATAAATGGCCCCGGCCGTTACGTTCATGACCGCCGCCGATCCGGTGTTGATGCAACCGAAAAGGATATACCCCCGGGTGTTGTCAATGTCCCGACCAATCAAGTTGCGGGCAATGGCGTTCAAGGCTTCTTGATATGCCAATTGAAGGTGATCAAGGGTGCCACCTTTGACCGGCATACCGGTTGAATTGCTTATCGCCGTGGTTGAAATCTTACGCATGTCAATATGTTGTTATGTTGTAAGTAATGCCGGCCGGGACGTAACGGTCCACAAAAGCCCGGAAAATTTTTTCGTTGTTGATTAATGAAGGATCCAAAGCATTGTAAACGGCCACGGGGCAATTGATTGTGAAATTGAATTGCACCGCGAACGAATATTGGTTGATGACGTATTCAACACTTCCGTTTGCGTACACGACGGAACTTCCCGGTTCGGTGCCCGTCACGCGGAAAACGGGGATCGGGACGCCATTGGTGCCAATGTAAATGTCGGACACGTTCGGCGGTTGGCGGAAGACGGTTCCAAACCATGTGTTCATGGCATATTCCAACACCAACTTGTTGCCGGAATACAAGATCCGTTCCGACATGCCAATGAAGTTGAATTGAATCACCCGCCAGGTCGCGACCGTCGTTGGAACGTCCGTGTTGTTATCGACAAGGCTTTCATAAATGATTTTGTTGTACTTGACTTGCGCGTATTTGGGATATGGCGACGTGTTCACCCATTGCGGGGCCGTGGATCCGGTGCGAAAGGATCCGAAGTAAACGTCCCGAAGGTATTGAAGCGGGGAAAGAATCACTTTAAGCCATGCCACGGACCGCGTGAAACGCTTGTCCGGCGGCAACATTTGCCCCGCGAACTTGCTGAAATCAATATCGTAAATCGTGTTCGGCATGTTTTATTCGGCTATGAAGGTCAATGAATCATTCAAGGTGTTGCCCGCCGTTGTTTCGCCCACCATATACCCGGCGATGGTGCCCCACAAGCGCGAAACGGTTTGTTGGTTTTGAACCAGGTACGACCCGGAAGCGAAGGCCGTTCCATCCGCCCGGGCGCGGACATTGACAAGGACCACATCCGTCACGCCTTCAACGGCCGTGATGGCATCTTCGATGTCGGAAATCTTCACTTGCCCGTTGAACGGTATGGAAGCAAGGAACGCGTCAATTGCGGCCACGACGTTCGCCTTGATGACCGCCGAATATTGGCCTTGATAATACACGTTCGCTTGAACGTACAACTTGTCGGACGCTTGGCTTATGACGTTGTAAACGACGCCGGCAACGCCAATTTCGGTGACGTATGATTGAAGGGCGGCAAGTTGCGGGGCCGATAATGCGGCCGGTGGTTCCCCGGTGGCAACCTTGATGATCACCGAATTGGAAAGGTTAGTCGTGACGCTGCAACGCGTGATGATCCGCAAGGTTTCATCAACGACCGGATAAGCCGGCGCAAAGTCGATCAATTGGATCACCTGGGGCGTCGTCGAACTATATTGAAATTTGAAGATTTGGGATTGCAACCATGCCGGGGTTGCGGGGGCGGCGGCGTCGGCCACGGCTTCCACTTCGGCCGTGAAAATGTCCATCAATTGTTCAAGGGCGTTGATCGCCACGGCCACGACATAAGCGAAAAGACGATAAATCGCCCGCTTGCTTGTCGATGTCAAAAGCGGGGAAAGGACCGCATCACCGGCGATGTTGTCAAGGATTTGTTGTTGTATGTCGGAAATTTGCCTTGCCATTATTGGGGTATCTTGTAAGGTTGATCAATGGGGTTGAATACCGGGACGTTTGCCTTGGCCCCGATTATTTGAATGCCGGTTGGTGGTTGCTTGTCAATGTAAATGCCACGCCCGTCATCGTATGGGCTTGACTTGGAATCCATGAACGTGCATGTAAAATTGATGATGTAATGATATACGTTGTCGTGGTCATAATCGGCTTGTTCTTCGGTGGCCACCAACATTGAACATGACGTCGGGATGTATTGCGAAAGTGCCGCAATCACTTGATCCCGGATGTCGTAAATGACAAGATCTTGTTCGAACGTGCCGTCCTGGTTGTAATATTCATGCACCAAGTGAATTGCCCAAACGATTTGCGCGTTGCGAAGATTCTTCCCGGCTTCTTCAAACGGTAACGGACCAACGATTTCAACAAATGCCGCCGGCTTGGGGTACACGTAGGTTTCCCCGTCCTTTTCCCTGGCAATTTGATTGTTCCAAACCCTTGAATACAATGGCACGGAAGACCCGTCGCCGTTCGTGACGGTAATGGTTGACAATCGCGTCAATATATCTTGCAAGGGTTGTTTTAAGCCGGCCATACTTTCGCGATTTGCTTTTCAATTATTCGTTTTTGAATCTTTCGAAGGGCCAAACTATCGCCCATGAATCGCCGGCGGGGCATATTCAATGTATGGGCACCGACCTTGTTTTCCCCGGTCCGGATATAAATTGTCGTGTACTTGCGTTTCATCTTCAATTGCCCGGCATTGTTGCGCCGTAGCCCGATAAATTCCGAAGTACGCGACTTGGAAAAGACGGCTTTTGTGTGTCCCTTCCGTGGACCATTATACCCGTCATTGTGAACGGCCGCATAAGGCAAAGCGACCACAAGTTGAATTTTATCAAAGGTTTTGATCCGGATGGATTGCCCGACGGCGCGGCGTAACTTCCCGGACTTGACAAGGATGGCGCGTCCGGCCGATTTCGGCCCCGTGTCTTGACGCTTGGGCCATTTTTCAACGCCCTTGTCATCCCAACCTTGTTTCTTCCAGGATGCAACGAAAAAATTTTGGGTTTCGTTGGCAAGCAACGTCGGGACGGTTTGCTTCAACCGATCCACGTTCTTTAATACCACGTCAAGCCGAAATTTATTGCCCATCATTATTTTTTCATGGTAAGTAAGTACGCCGTTTGCGCTACCAACCCACCAATTTCATCAAGGATGTTTTGTAATGCGGGTTCCGGGGCCACGCTTCGCACGTTTTGTGACGCCATAAGCGCGGCCACCGAAAGAATGTATTGGTTGGCCGAAGCGGCGGCGTATGGTATCACACGCATTTCCGCGCCCCCTTTGGGCCGGCCGTAAAGTCCCGCATAACTTTCGATGAACTTGTCGGTAAGTGTCGTCCATTGGTCATAAAATGCGCCAAGGGCTTCATGTTCGGCGAAACTTTCGGTTTGCCAATGGTAAAGTCGGGCTTGATTTCCCACTTCCAAAAAAATCCGAACAAGTTCTTCGATATTCATTTCAATCTTTTGTTGGTATCGGTAAATTCCAATTTTTTTTCGCCAATGCTTTGTCCTTGGGCGCAACGTCGAAATAAGGGTGGTCCTTGCTGAAAACGTAACCGGATTGGCCCGGGTTCATCTTGAACAAATCGTCCATCATTGATTCCGTTTCTTCAACCTTCTTTTTCTTCACGGCCGCCGACGTCTTCCGCCCTTCGGATATTGGCAAAAGAAGACACCGGCAATTGAAGTGGTTCAACGGGGCCACCTTCTTCCATATCGGATCACCCACCGGGGCGATGATGCCATCCAGGGGGCGGCAAATGTCCGACGTGCGGCGGTCCAATACGGCCGAATATTCAAGCAACGGGAAAAGGTCCGCGTTTTGCTCAATTTCAACCCACTTGCGGGCCGCTTGGGCTTGACCAATGGCCGTGTCGTATTCGGTTTGAAGCCATACTTTGTTGAACAAGTCGTATGTCTTTTCCGCCTTTTCCCGAAATTCCTTGAAGGGGACAACGGTTCCGTTCTTGATCAACGCGCTTGACATCGTGCGGATTTGTTGGTAAGTCTTGGCCGCGCTAAACAAGTAAATGTTGGTCCGAAGTTCCTTCATCAATTCCAAGTCCCGGGTCGAAAACCCGCCAGGCAACTTCTTTTTTGTCAATGAACTAAACGACACGCCATACCCTTCGTAAAGCGCGTCTTTCAAGTGATCGGCTAACGCATTGTAAAGGGTCGCGGGCAATATCTTGGTTGTGATTTGCCCGTTGTATATGGCCCGAAACAAAGCATTGATGAATTTATCATTGTGCCGAAACATGTCACACCCGATTCATTTTCATTTTATGCAATACTTGTTCGGTCAACTTCGAACACTTCAATTTCACGTCCTTTTCACTTATCCCTTCCACCTTGGCCACGGTTTCGATGCCGTACACACGAACCAGGTTGTTCCATTGCTTGACGGTCCGCTTTTGAGCATTCACGCCGAAGGCTTTTTCGAATTGCGCCCGGACTTCCGGTTGTGATCCATGCGTTGCCAAAACCTTTTGGGCGATGATCACCTTTTCAAATGGCTTCAAGAACCGGTTGAAAATAAATTCCGCGATCTTGTGCCTAATTGTTTTTTTCATGTGCGTTGTTTATCGGTAAAGACTTTCAAGCCGGTTTTGAACCCGGCGGATTTCTTCGTCGTTTTCGCCGGCGACCGGTGATGCCGGGGCCGGTTCGGTGATTTCTTCCGACTTGATGCCGGTACGATCTTCGAAATACTTGGCGTCCATCTTCAACCCGGCATTTTTCATCGTTTGTGCGATTTCGGCCGTGACCTTGTTGGAAGCGTCTTGACGTGCCCGGAAGGATTCCTTTTCCGCGTCGTTCTTGTATTCAAACCGGATGTTTTGCGGGATCTTGAAGCCAAGATTTCGCATTTTCGGCAACAATTGACCGTTCACCATGCGTTCGATGAACTTTCCGTCGCGGACTTGCTTATCACGAAGGGCGGACGCGATCGGGTTGTCTTCGCCCTGGGCGGCACCTAACTTCCCGGGGGTACTTGAAACGGCGTCTTCATGTCCCAAGATGATCTTGGACACCTTTTTTTCGCAACGTTCTTCAAGGGATTCATAAGCCGTGTATCCGGTGCCCGACATGCCGGTTTCCAAAAATTCGATTTCGTCCATTGGGTCGATCACGGCCCATCCGGCGGAACCCATGTTTTGAATCGCCGATTCAAGTTCGGCGCGTTCCTTTTCTTCCGTTTTCGTTGTTTTGCCCACGCGGTACGGCATGGCGAACAACTCCACAAAGTCCCCGTTGTATCCAAGGGTATTGCGAAGGAATATTTCGTAAAGCGCGATTTTGTAAAATAGGCCATACCCACACGTTCCGACGCCATTTTCCGAAGGCGTTGATACCCACAAATGCCAATCTTTGTATGGTTCTTCGGCGAACTTTGCGCCCGACAAGGAATAAATAAATTCGGCCACGTTCAACCGGTCCGGGGATACGTTCCAACGGCGGATCAACGATGTACTTTTGAAGGTATCGCCTTCGATGTCGCCAAGGGAAATAAGCGAATACCCGAAAAACAAGGCGTCAAGCGAATAAGCAACAACCAGGTCAAACCATTCCGCATTGAACATGTCTTTCAACCCTTCGACTTCTTCGCCCTTTTGATCCACGAAACACCAATCACGAAGAAGCGTCAAATCCTTTCGGCGATCCATCAACGAAAAAACGTGACCGTTTAAGATCGTATCAATGAACATGCGTTGCATCTTGACCCGGTGCGGGTACCATGCGTTTTCCGCTTCCCCGACGGCTTCGCGCCACATGGCCACATCGTGACGAAGGCGTTGAAGTTGGACCGGGGCAATGTAGTTGGTAAGGTTGCGGGAAAGGTCGATGGATCCCCCGCCTTGACGTACTTGAACGCTTCCAGGGGCACCAAATGTTGTTGGTTGGGTGTTGGCGTTGAAGCCGGCGGCGTTCTTGACCGATAATATGCGGTTACGTTTGGCCATTAATAGGAATTGACGTTTTTGATGTTACCGCCGTACCGGATCCGGGCACCGCGCTTGGGTTGGATGACGGGCAACTTGGCGGTCATTTCGCCGCGTGCAAAGGCACGAAGCATGTCAACGGCGTTCATGTATCGATCCCGGCGTAAATCGGGGATATTGCGCGGACTGATTCGGCTATGAACGTGATAAAGGCAAATGTCAATGACGGTCATCAATACTGATTGCGTCCGGTTGTCGCCGGCCGTCCATTTGGCCGCGTCCGTTGGCAATGTGCCGGCCGGGATGGAATACGCCGTTCCCACGCCCCAATAAATGACGCCGTTCAACGGATCGTCCGGGAAAACGTTCGGGTATGGGATGTTTTCGATCACCCGGAATTGGATATTGTCGCCGTAATCGATCGAAGCCCGTTGGCATGTATAAACCTTGTCCTTCCAAAAGACTTGATCACCGACCCGGTAAAGGGCCATGTAATCGAAAACGGGCTTTGGATATGTCGCGTAAAAAATGTCGTATTGATCGCCCAGGGCGGACCACTTGGCCGCGTTCCATGCTTCCGGGACGGTGATTTGTGTAATGCAACGGTAAACCTTCCCGCCGTACAAGGCCAAGGCACCCACGTTGTACGTCGATGCCGCATTGTACGCGGCGGCGTCAAGGTACACCCGGGCGGCGGCCTTGTAGGTCACGCCGGCGGCCCATACGTCGGTCGATGTAAATTCCATCGACGTATCGTATTTCTGCGAAAGATAGCCGAAGGCTTCTTCGATTGCTTGAAGTTCGGCCGTGTGTAGGACCGCAAGATCATTGCCGATGACTTGGTTTAAGTTATCGGTTTGAATTTGTTTCTTATAATCCGAAAGGATCAAATATGCCATGTCCGGGCCGTTTGTACGCTAAAATTAGGGGGTAAAGTATTAAAACTTTGTTTTGTAGCAATACAAAATTTTGCGACCGGGCAAAAAAAGGGGCCAACATGGAAATGTCGGCCCGAAAGTGTCAAACACAAAAAACAAGATCAATCCTTTGAATCCTTTTTAAATTGTTCGTAAAGTTCTTCTTCAACGCGTTCATAATTGATTTTGTACCATTCCGAAATTGTGACATTTTGGATGTCGGTAAAGTTTTCCCGGTCCCATGTTGGGTCATCTTGAATGGCCGGGTAATCTTGACCCTTGTCGTATCCCCGAATCCCGGCGTATTCATACGAACCAATGCCATCGTTTTCAATGATGATCCTTGCGGAAAAATAGGGGTAAAGGAAATCAACTTCGCCGTCTTTGTCAATGAACGGGACTTCCATTTCAACGGTGGTCATGGCTTCAATTTTTGGAAATGATGGATTGGTAAAGTATGTGGGTATGATCGACAAGGGTGAAGTAAGGGACGTATGGTTCCCACTTCTTGTAAAAACGGTCAATCAATTCTTCGGCGTCGGCCGGCGTGCATGATCTTATGGATTTTTCATGTTCCTTGAAGTCTTCCCGGAAGTCTTCCATGATGATCCCGTTTCGAACTTCCCGGTTGAAGATAAACACGGCAAATAAAAAGGTCATGACAACGAAAAGAACGGTCAAGGCAATGTGAATCGTTTCCATTTGTTCGGGGGTTTATTGGTTGATGGTTTACTTGTTGCGCTCAATCCGGACCGTGATGGCATCGACGGTCAAACGGCCGTATTTTTTGATTTCGGCCATCATTTCGGCCAATTCAATCGAATTGAACGCCAAACATTGGGCGCGGCCGATCAACCATTGGATCGCTTCCCGCTTGGTTTGATATTCGAATGAATAATAGGCCGACCCGTCGGGGTTTCTCAAAACACCGGGGCCGCAAATGTTTTCAAAGCTTTTGATTTCGGCATTGGTTTTGGCTGAAGCGACGATTTTTACGTGCATGGCTTGGGGTTTTTTGTGTGATGGGATGAAAGTTGCGCGTGTCCCGTCGCGCCCCGGTAGGGTGTCATAAAAATTGCACGATATTGGTTATTTGCCCTTTTGAATCGCGCATTTCATATCTTTTTTTAGAATCGTCCATAAGTTCCGGAACGGGTTCGGAAACCGGATAGCCAATCATCAATCTTCCGCGTACATTGTAAACCCACAAAGATTTAGAATCAGCGTTTAAACGAATCATTGAATTTTCGCGAAGGGTAAGGGCTTTCTGTTTTGCAATCTGAATCGTTGTCATGATAGTGTGTTTTTTGTGTTGTTGTGTTTCGTTGACATCATAAAAGTAGTACAATGTTTTGTACTACGAACAAAATCGTAAACTTTTTTTCAAACTTTTTTTTGGGGCTTAATATGGCCGCTTCGGGGCGTTCTTTCCGACGCTTATTTTGGTGGGTGCCCCGCCCTTTTGGTATTGGGTAAATTCGGACATGTAGGCGAAACAAAGCAAGTAATCCATCGCGTCGGAACAATGCCCGTACCGTTCGTATGACACGCCGGTTTGCGGGTCCTTTTCCTTGATCTTGGCCTTGGTACCGTCCGACGCTTCTTTCAAGTACATCAAGTCGCTAATGGTTTTCGTGCAATTGTCCCCGATGGTGATCTTCATTCCCCCGACATTGGCCGCGAAGACGGAATTGATCCAATTGCCCCGCATGACGACCGGGGGCGCGGATTTGGCCACCCGAAGCGTTGGGCGGTACGTTTTCAATGCACGTTGGATCACGACGTAATCGTTGTATCCCTTTTCGGTGCGGGTGTCTTCTTGCATCCCGGACGGGTCCCCGTACACGAAGATTCCCGCGTCATGCCCAGGGTACCGGCGGACAAATTCAAGACACACGGCTTCGGTCCGGTTCTTTGGGCTTCCCAATGTGATTTCATCGATTTGCCTGGCGTGCTTGCCTTGTAATTGCCAAATCGTGCATGTCATGTACGGATTGACGTTGAAGTCAAAGGATATGTGAAGGGGAAGGTCCTTTTTGTATTCCACCGGCCCGGTGTCCCGGCCCCGGTCGAACAACTTGTAAAAATTCCCGCCCGTTTGCTTGCGGGTCCACAACCCTTTGGCGTATATGCTATACAAGTAAGGGTTGGTCAACTTGTACGCTTCGATTTGGGCCTTTACCGCGTCCGGCAACCAACGGTTGTCTTGATATACCGAATGATGGACCGTGACCGCGTATTCCACGCGCCGGCCTTCCACTTCGATTGCCGTTTTGGTTTGGTATGCCAATTCGGTCCGGCCTTCAAAGAAACGCTTCCAAAACCAATTTTCGGTGAAGTCGCCTTCAACTTCCGGGTTGATGGAAAAGTATTCTTGAAGCCGGTCGGCCTTCCCGGATCGGATCGTCAAGGATATTGTCGCGAAATCTTCTTCGTTGGGGATGTCTTCTTCATACCACACGCACGACGGATCCTTGATCGACTTCAAGGCGTGCGGGTCATCGCCGCCCCTGGCTATAAACCGGTTCCCATTGGCGCAAATGATTTGAAGCGGGGACACCTTGAACGTGAAAAGGGCTTGAAGCCCCAACGCTTCGATCGTTTGCTTTAAATTTTCGTAGGATGATTCTTGAATCGTGTTGTACTTCCGCCGGTATAAAATGCACTTGAAATAACGGTGGGTAAGGCAATTATAAACCAATTGTTTAGCGATGTAATCCGATTTTGACGAACCCCGGGACCCGTACAAAATGACATACCGGTCATGGCACCTGGTCAAGGGGATGAACTTATCATTGATCAACTTTCGCCAAGACGGCCATTCAACGGTAATCATTCGTCGTCGGGGTCGGTGTGCAACACCTTGATTGTTTTTTCGGTGACTTCCAAGGATTGCTTCGCCTTGCCTTCCAACCGGTCGATGATTTCACGGTACGCGACGACATCGCCGCGCAACGCTTTTTTTATCAAAGCCATGTCCATTTGTTCGGCGACGGTAAATTCTTCAATCTTCCCGTTTGCAATGTTCTTTTTTTGGTTGGTCAATTCCAGGATCCGGCGAAGACGGGTCGCGGTGTTGGGCACCCCTTTTGGACGCCCGTTCGGGTTCCCGGATTGACCCTTCGGAAAGGGCTTCAAATTTTGGGGGTTGGTTGCCTTTCTTGCCATTGATTTCCCGTTGTTTTTATTGCCTAAAATTAGTATATCTTTTCAAACTTTGTTTTAAAGGCGTTCCATGTGGATTGTCATGTCATGGGGGGCCGTTTGATTCCCGCCAAAATACGGGCGCAAAAGGTACCCAAACCGTGGGGACGGCCGGAACAAAAATGACTTTGTAAAGTAGTATTGACCATGCCCGGGAATGTTCCCGCCATCAATAGTGAACTTGTAAGTTTCTAAACCAAATTCGGTTCGGTATATTTCCATTTGATACCAATGATCGCATTTCACAAAACACATCGGGAAAAATTTGATTTTACCTTTGGCCCGGAAGTAACACAAGATTTCAATCATATCCACTTTGGGGTCGTACCGCCATCCGAACCGAACGGAATTGACGCGGTGCCAAGGATAATACCCGATCCCGAATAATTTGTTCACGTCGTTTTGATCGCCGTTGTCCAGGGTGTACCGGCAAGACGGGGTGAACATGACGCGAAACCGAAGGGGGTCTTCCCGTTTTACAAATTTCGGAAAGCGAAGCGGGGCATGTGTGCCCTTCTTGATGGTGACAATGTTGTTGTTCATGGAAATTATTTGTTGGGGGGATGATAAGGGCCGGAATTACCCGGCCCGTTTTATTAAATGTGGATGATGACAAAATCTTCGCACGCTTTCAATTCTTCGGCCAAGATTTCCTTCACCTTGGATTGGATCAATTCATGAAGTTCGACCGATTCCAACCAAAACCGGACACTTGCGTCCGTGGTATCCAAACAAATTTCAACCCGGAAGGTAAATTCGGGGAAGCCCTTGAACACGGGGACGCGAAGGATGAAGTCTTCCGGGATGCCGTCACTATTGACGAACTTTTGGTAATTCATGCCTTTGTTGCCCCTGGTGTCACTCTCTTGCGAAATTTCGCTTGCCGTTCGGATTTGCAATTTTTGGTATGCCAACAACAACTTTTCGTGATCGCTTGCGAAAAACCGACGGTTGAAGCGAAGCAACTTGACAAATTCTTCCCGGGAATATTGTTTGGCCGTGTTGATGCCGAATTGTTGGATTTCCGGGGCCATTTCCAACGTCCCGGTCACTTTTGTACCGAACGGGTTTTCCGGGTCAAGGGAAAGGGCAATTTGCATCTTGCTTTCGTCCACGATCACGACGGCGCGTTCCGCGTCCACCATTTGAAGCCCGACCCCTTGGCCTAAATTGTGCCGCTTGGCCAAGAAGTTTGCGACGGAATGAATGTTGCCCGATAGGTTGATCCTTTCGGGGTACTTGGGATCAAGGGCTTTGCCTTCAAGTATTGTCAAGGTGTTTCCTTGACCGACTTCAATTTTGATTTCCGGTTTCATGCTTTGGGGTTTATTTGGCGATGTTTAAGGGGATACGGGTTTGCTTTTCATCCGGGCGAAGACGACGGGTTGACACCAATTCGCCGTTGTGGTCGTAAGTTTCCATCATGTTATCGTCGTGATTTGCCATGTGGAACAACGTTCCGTCAACTTTGGCTTGTTTGACCCGCAATTCCCACAACAATTCCTTGTTGACGGCTTTCAACGGATCCATTTTTGCCTTTAAGTCGGCAACGATGTTGGCCTTTTCTTCTTCCAAGTCGCCCAACTTGATACAATTGTCGGTCAACGCTTCGCGTCGTTCGTTCAATTCGTCTTCCGTCAACGGCTTCAAGTACGTTGTTTGTTCGATCTTGTCCGCATTGTTTTGAAGGATGGACAATCTTTCGCCTTTGGATAATTCCGGCATAAAAAATCGGCTCATTGCGTGTTGCGTTCGGTGATTGCGCCGTCCCCCGCTTTGGTTTTGGATTAAAATGGTAAATCGTTCAATTTTTCGGCCTTTTCGGCTTCGGTTTTTTCCTTCTTGACGATGAACCGGACGTTCCCAAGGATCGCGCCCTTGACGCCCGCGTTGCGTTCTTGTTCCGTGACGTTTTGGACAATCAATCCATTGTACCCGTATTCGTCGGGTTCGTCCCGCATGATGATTGTTGCGTCAAGGTAAACGCCTTTTTCGCCGATGAAAAGCCGGTTTTTGTCAATCTTCGTGACGTCCAACTTGACGCCGATGTTTGTTGCCATTTGTTTTTGGTTTATTGGTTAAATGTTTCGTTGTAATATTGTTCTGCTCTTTTCATACATCCGCCCATTACAGCATCCGCATATTCGTTTGCAAAATTTGCCATCTGCTCTTTCTCCATTTTTTGAGCTTTCTTTACAGTCGCCGCAATCAATATTGCAGTTGTAGTATCACACCATAAATGTTCAGTTAGTTTCTTAAAGTCTTGAACCAAAAAATCAACCGCCGTTTGTTGTGCCATGTGCTTTGTATTTACTTGGTGATTAAAACAAAATTTTCCTTCCCGTATATCGATTGCGCCAACTTCCACTTCAATTGCCATTCGGCCGTGGGAAAGCCCTTCACTTCGTGAAATTCTTCCCGGCCGTCCGGGTACGTCACCCGGAAATCGACGTAATAATTGGCGATGTGGTGGCCGTTGACGTCCAAGGACAACTTGTGTTGCCGCTTGACTTCCGCGATTTCCCCGGCCGCGATCCGCCAATCCAATTGTTCCGCGTACTTGGCTTCCATGTTGGAATCGTACCGGTAATCTTTGTAAACGGATGTTTTGGCCCCGTATTTATTGCGCGTCGGCGTCCACGGCTTCCGGTTCATGTGCTTCGGGTTTAAGTTCGATTTGCAAGCGTTCGCCGGTGATCAATCGATCAATGACGGTTTCAATGATGTCCCGTTGGTCCGGGGGAAGAAGGGCCGCTTTTTCGGCAATGGCCATTGTCATAAACGGATCCGCCGTCCATTCCTTCCGGATCCCGTCCCGGACCACTTGCGGGAAATGTGGGCACGTGATCAAGTCGTTGGCGATCCATGCCAACCTTTTGCAATACCCGCCGAACATCCTTTCGGCAAGGCTTCCAGGACGTTCCCGGATGAAACTATCCCAATGATCAAAAGCCCGCTTCATTGCTTGCAATCCACTTACGATGTCGCTTTCACCTTTCATTTTTCAATTTTTCAGTTTGTACGGGGAACCGTTCCCCGGTTTCTATGTTTTCGACGATCAACACATTGTCATGATCCGACACGATCTTCACGACGTCGCCGCGCCGGGCGTATTGGCGGCCCTTTACGCCGGTGACGTCTTCGGGGATAATGTATGCCCCGGGCGGGCAATCTTTCCGCAATTCGGACAACGGCCTTCCGGCTTCGTGTTCTTGAAAAAGGTTTGGGTGAACAACTTTCGGCACCCTTCGCATTTTAGCCATTTAGTGACCGTTTTCATTTTGATTCGGGGTTTTGTTGCGCCCTGGCAATGATGTGTCCGATATGGGCTTCTTTGTGCTTGCGGACTTCTTCGTCCGGGTACATTTCGGAAAAACGTTCACTTACCGGCAACGCTTTGAATTGGGCGTCCATTTCTTCCCGCATCCGCATGTACGATTCGTGCCGGTCTTGCCGGTACGTTTCGAACTTTTCCATAAACTTTGGGATGTCCATACTTTCGTAAAGTGGCCCATATTCGCCCCGGGTCATCTTTTGAAGAAAAATCATCATGTCTTCGAAGGAAAGGTTGTCTTCCCCCGCCGTTTCAATCACCGCGTCGGCAAGGTCCATGATTTGCGCCGCGTTCATAGGGCGGGAAAGGTTCATCGATTCCATAGCAAGGGTGATCCCGGCCGTCACCATCATACTTGTTTGGCGGATGTCATGTGCCGCCATTGCGGGCAATCTTTCGCCCGTGGGGATCTTGAAAAGGGCGGGGTAATTGGCCCGGCCGTCGGGAAGTTTATATTCCCGGATCGCCAAACTGATTTCACGGCGATCACCGGCTTGCAAAGCGGCGATCAAATTCCGCTTGAACATCGGCGCGAAGGTTTGAACCTGGTTGTTGTTTTCCATTGCTTAAATTTTTAAGGGGGAACAATCCTTGCCATTGGTTGGCGATGGATTGGGAAATGATTTTCGAAGCCGTTTCAAGGTTACCGCCGGCCATTTCGTAAAGGCTTTGGATTGCTTGTTGTTCCGTCTTTTCGCTTTTGTAGGTCTTGCGGTGTTCGTCCCGCTTGTAAGTCTTCCAGGCTTGCCACATGTGCCGGCCGGCTTCGCCAAACGGGTTGACAATTTCAATTTTTGCGCGTGGCTTTTCCTTATCCGTTTCCGTATCCATTTCCATATCCTTATCCATAACCATATCCATATCCTTATCCTTGGCCCCTTGCAAGGGGCATTCAAGGGGCTTGGAAGGGGCTTCATCCAATTTGTATTTTTTCAAAATTTGGATGACGCCGGCATGTGCCTTGTTGGCCGGGTTCAACCCGGTCGGGTACTGAAAATCGATGAATGAAGGAATAAACCATTTCGACCCGGCTTCAAAAACGCGGATCTTGTCGCCAAAAACCCGGATCGCGTCCGCTTCGTTAATCTTTTCGCCAATGCGTAATTGGGCAACTTCAAGATCAACTTGCCACACGCCGGCATGGTCGCAATCATCGCAGATGTAAAGCCAAAGGAGTTTGTAAGGGGCTTTCAAGCCCCTTATGAAGGGCTTTTTCCATTTTTCCGTGTCGGTGAATCGCTTCGGCATAAAAATGAAATGGGGGCAACTGCGTGGCACAACAGAAGCCCCCGGGGGTTGGTGGTAAACCCGTGCAATGGTGCCACCGCATTGCACAAGTTGTTTGCGAAAGTAAACAATGTTTGTATTTAACAAACAAAGTTTGTGGGAAGTTTTGGGAATTTTTAGAAAAGGGGAATTTGCGTCCATTGCTTGCATTCCATCCACCAATTGACGGTCCGCTTGGTCGCGGGGTCAAGGTCGCGTTTGACGCGGATGATCAATCCGGCTTCCACCAATTCGCCGCGCCGGGGGGTAATCCGGTTAATTGGCCAACCAAGGTGTTCCGATATTTGGCGGTCATTGCACACGCCCAATTTTCGGATCGTAAGAAGAACAACTTGCCGGCAATAATCTTTTCCGTCGGGGTTTTCTTTGTACGCGGGAAGGCTTGTTTGGTGATCGTATGCCATAGGATGGGGCTTGAAGTGGTTTGATCAATGCCGGATGACCAACTTGATCCGGATTTCGAAATCGTGGTTTTTGTTCAATTTTTGCAACCCTTTAATTTCCGTATTCCATTGCGCCATGATTTCACGCCGCATTGATCGGTTTGTAAAATACCGGCTTCGCATTTCCTTTCCATTCATGTAAAGGGAAACATGGCCTTCCGTAGAAAGCCCCGGAAGGCCGTGTCCATGTGTGTCGCGTGTCATTGCACCAAGGATAATGGGATCCGCGAATTTTCAAATTCGTTCAACCAATTCCGGCATTCTTCAACGCGTGCGTGCATCTTCATTATGTCGGCGTCGTTGCGTTCAATGTGAAATTCAATCAATCGTTCATGCAAGGGGATGTCATCGTAAGTCATGGCCTTGTCAAGGACTTCACATGCTTCGATGAAAAGCGGGCTTTCTTCCGTGGCAACGCCCATTTTCCACATCATCCGGCGTTTTTCGTCCGCGATAAGTTGGGCCGGGGTATTGACAAGGCAATAAGCAAGTGTCGCGCTTTTCGCCCCGGAAAGGTCCATGTACCCTTGAAGTTGCCAATAATACATTTTGTTCACGTCCTTCGTCAACGTCCGCATGAAGGTGTAAATGTCCCAAGACGATTTGATGTCGGTAATCGTTTCGGCGGTGAAGATGTTTGGGCCGGTGTAAAGGTCCGGCGTGCCTTTGATCCACTTGTTGGAAAGGTGTTCTTCGTTCTTGAAGAAGATGTCCCGCTTGATCCGGGAATAAAGGGTGATCGAATCTTCTTCAACGGCAAGTCCCTTTTCGATGTACTTGTTTTGGATGTCTTCTTGCCGGCCGTACCGGTTGGCAACGTACACGTCGATCAAGTGCGTTTTGGTCGTTTCGGAAAGGGTTTCGCTTTTGCTTCGGGGGTCCGTCATAATGTAACCCAACGATGAACAACGGAAAAGGGTTTGTGAAAAGTCCATGTGCTTTAGATTTTGGAGGTGATGTAAACGATAATTTTTGCGATCAATTCATTAACGCTAAAGTACAAAGTTTTATACTTTTTAGAACGAAATTCATACTTTATTTGAAGGGTTCGAAGATCGGCAATCAGTTGTATTGCTTTGGCCTTATCGCCCTTGGAAAGTTCGGCTTCGATGGCCGCTTGACGTTCGGCTTCGGCGCGGGCTTCGGCTTCTTGCTTGGCCTTCAATTCGGCTTCCACGCGTTCCCGTTCAATCCTTTCGGCTTCCGCCCGGGCTTCTGCTTCCAATCGTTCCTTGGCGGCCTTGATGTTTGCGGCCCGCAATTCCGATTCAATCCGGTCCAATTCCGCCCGTCGTTCTTGTTCCTTGGCTTCCGCTTCGGCTTTCATTCGCTCAATTTCAACGCGGCGGGCCTTTTCCCGGGCTTCGGCTTCGGCCTTCAACCTTTCGTTTTCAACGCGCAAACGTTCGCGTTCTTCGGCCGCCGCTTTTTCCCGGGCGATCCGGTCTTCTTCCGCTTTGCGGGCTTGTTCTTCGGCCGCTTGCTTTTGTAGCCGGGCACCGTTCCACAAGCGTTGGAAATCGTCTTCGGTGATTTCACCCAAGTTGATATTGGCGAACATGTAGTCACGGACGTCCCGGGTCAATTCTTCACGTTCCACCCGTAGGGCTTCGCGTTGCTTCAATTCAAAGATTTCCTTGAACTTTTCTTGTTGTTCAAGATGCTTTTCAATTGGCGTGATGGCCGCTTCGATAACATTGTAAACGCCTTGAACGGCCCGGCCGTACCGAAGGGAATCTTCTTTCAATTCTTTGCGGAGTTTGTCGGCATTGATCCGGATTTCACGAAGGGCAAGGCGGGCTTCGCGGGCCATCTTCATTTCCCGGGTTTGGGAAATGTCGGTGACGACCAAATTTTCAGCCCGTTCGCGCCATTCTTTGGCTTGATCAAGGAACGGCGTAAACCGTTCCACAAGCATTGTTTGAATTTCGGCATCGACGGCCGTTTCACTTGCCACGATGGCCAATTCATTGTCAATAGTGATGTTCATTGTGCGGGGGTTTATTGTTTAGGGATTAAAAGTGCCCATGATTCAATGCCGTCGATGATTTCCGGCTTGCCGGCGACGATGAACGTTGCGCCGATCTTGGTTGCGTAATGGTAATCTTTGGGAACGTCTTCTTTGAACAACCGGTAAAGGCCCCGGTGTTGGTAAACAAATCCCATTTGAAACCGGCATTCACGGACCCGGAAGCCAACCCCTTTGACGGATTTTTGGATGTACCAATTGGCGTCTTCGTCGCGGACCATCACGACATAATCGTGATGTTTTAAGCCAATCTTATTGGCAAGAAGGTAATTCATCCGCCACACGCCACGTTGATCAACGTGTAGCCGGCTTATGTCGGAATATTGGTTCGCCTTGTGCGAAAATGTTTGCATGTTGAATACTTGCAATGTCATTTCATTTCGTTTTCGGAAAGGGTGGCAAATCGGGTTTCGTAAAGTTCAACTTGTGACGGCTTGATGTGGGGTTGCAACTTCATCAATTGTTCAACCGTGGTCGCGTCCTGGATCATCAATGCCACGCGTTCGGCTTCTTTGTCGATTTCCGGTTCTTCGTTGTCGATGTACGTCACGTCGGTTGTTTCGGCGTCATTGATCACGGCTTGGTCGGTGATCACGGCACGTTGCATGTCGATTGATAACGGGGCGAACTTGGACAAAAGCAACTTTAAGACGGTCTTGATGGCCATACTATCGAAGTCCGTATTCCAAAGCCCGTTTTTGTTGCCAAACGTCTTGGAAAACTTCTCGCCGTGCTTCTTCAATTGATCGATGGACATGTAAAACGTCGCTTCATATCCGTTGATCAACTTGAACTTTGCGGCGTATCCAATCACCTTGTCGGACTTGATGCGGAAATCAAATTCGTAACCTTCAAGCGGGTTTTCCGAAACAATTTGACCGTCGAAAATGGGGGCCGCGTATATGCTTTTGAATTGACCGGAACGTTGGGCAAGTTGAATGAATCCCTTGTATCCCATTTGGAATTGCGCCACGACGCGGAAAGTCCCGTCGGGTTGCTTGGTGTTATACGGCACGATATACGCGAAGCCAAGGTTGTTGTTCAAGGGCAAGTCCAAAGTTGCCGCAACCGCCGCCGCCTGGTAAATCGAAGCCGGATCCGCTTTTGTCAAAAGGCCGTTACTTGCCACAATTTGCAACACGCTTGTCACAAACGAACTTGCCCGTTTGCCCAATAGTTCCTTGAACTTGGCTTGAACTTCCGGACGTTCGAAGAAATGCTTCACCGGGTGTTTGGGTGCCGGTTGCACCGCTTGGGATTGATCCATTATTGAGGGTTTTAATGATGACGGGTTCAATGATTTGCGACATCGTGTCGGCATAGTACCGGACAAGGCGTTCCCTTACTTGGGTGTGACGGGTCACTTCGTGGACCAATTCTTCGCGGTCCGTAAATAGCCGAAGAAAGTTCATCGGGTCGCCGTTGTCGTACACATGGATGTCGCTTTTCGCACGGGCGATCCGGTTGTTGACTTCTTGAATCATCGTCAAGATGTCAAGGCACTTTGCGTGAAGTTTTATGTGTTTGTTCGTGATCATGGGTGCAAATTAGGCAAACAAATTATACTAAACAAATAAAGTTTGAAAGTTTTTGCGACTTTTTGACAAAATAAAAACCCCGACGTAGAAACGCCGGGGATGTTTACCAAAACCTATGTCCATGCAAAACGGTTCCCGCACTTACGCGGTGGCCAATACGCTTCGGCGTTGGTACTTGTCGCCCATATCACGAAGGATTTGTTTTAAGCGGATCACGCTTGACCGGTGGAATCTTATTTGGCTACCTTCCCGGAACCAATCCAACCCGTACACAAGGAATTGCGTTGAATCTATGCCCGGGTCGATGCTTTCGGCCGTGACCATTCGCCGGGAAATCCATGTCCGGCCGCGTTTAAGGATTTGCCGGGCTTCGTCCATGCCCATTGTTTCGGTCAAACTTTCGACGGGAATGGAAGGGTACGGAAGTTTCCCGTGGTTTTTCCGAAGCCAATCAATGTTTTCGTTGAAGCGTTCGATCAAGGTTTTCATTTCGGGGTCCATGTGACAATTGTTTGTAAAACAAGATTTGTTTATTTATATTTGTTTTTGATAGCCGGTGCGAATTTATTTCCATGTTTTAAAACAACCAAAACTTTGTTTGGAAATTTTTGCCGGGCTTGCAAAACTTATGCAAAACACATCGGACCTTTTGGCAAAAGCCGTCCAACACCTTTACGGTATTGGGGTCATAAAAAAAGATAAAGACATCGCCGACAAAACGGGGTATAACAAGGCGACCGTTTCTTCATACATTACCGGGAAGATTCCCCCAAGTGCGGGGTTTCTTAATGCCTTCGAAAAAGTATTTGAAATCCGGATTCAAGACTTTGACACCGGTGGCCCGAAGGAGTTAATAAAACACCCCGACGCAATGCAATTGATTTCCGAAAACGTTCTTCTTTTGAAGGCCGAATTGCAAACCAATCGCCAATTGATGGTCGAGGTGTTGGCGGCCGTCACAAACCGTTCCGTAACGGAAATTCAGTTACTTGCGGAAAAATCCCTTTCACATAATATTGCAAAAATCTTGCACGAATTAAGACGGGAACCCCTTTGATTTCGGTGGGTGCGGCTTGCTTTTTCGCTTTTTTCTTCTTCTGCATAAATCGGCCGCCAAGATAATAATTGGGGAAAATATTTCCGGTCGTGTTTAAGAAAATTGTAAATAATTCCGGGCACACATTAAACAAATATCACAACGTCTTCAAGACCGACGCTTGATCAATGATGTTTTGCCCCGACAAATGGTAATATACTTCGACCGTGGACGAATGCACGCCCATTAATTCCGCCGCAACGCTTTTGGGGATCTTGTTGGATGCACACATGTAACCGAATGAATGACGGGCAACGTGCGTTGTCAAGGGCTTTCGGATCCCGGCCACCGCGCCAATTGCTTTCAACATCACATTGCATTTTTGATTCGACACCGGTGGCGGAAGTTCACGCACCGCATCAAGGATCCGCCGAAGCGTGGGGCCGATGGGAAGTACCACGTCCTTTTGGTTTTTCTTGGCGCGTAATTTCAAGAAATCACCTTCAACCATGCGTGCATGATCGAAGCGGACCCAATCGGAATGCCGAAGCCCCGAAAAGCAACCAAGAAGAAAATTGAACGCGGTAATTTTTAGGCTTCGATCAAGGTCGTCAACGATGTCAAGCAATTGATCCAATTCTTCGCGGGTAAGGTAAACCCTTTCGGTTTGCCGGTATTTTGGGACGTCGTAATGATCGAAAGGATTTTCCCGGATCAACTTTTCAATCGTGGCTTGCGTAAGGATCCGCCGCAAATATTTGAAGGTCGTGTTGATCGTGTTGTTGGCCATGCCCCGGTTGCGTTCATATTGTTCGTACCGGCGAAGGAACGCGACGTTCATTTCCGATAACATAAACGTACCGCCGGCGTATGCAATAAGACGCCGAATTTCTTTTTCGTTGGCCCTAATTTCCCGGGCGTAATTGGGGAAGGGACGATCAACGCTTCCGTCACCTTTGATGACGCGCCGGGTGATGGGCACACCTTCAAGGTTTCGGGAAATAATTTCCTTTTCAATGTCGGCAATCCGACGACGAAGGGCAACGTTCATCAATGCCGCGTTTTCGTGTCCGGTTACTTGACGCGTTGTATCATTCCATTGTGTTTGATGAATCTTGTGTTCGGTCGTCATGTACGTCACTTTCCGGTTGACGGTGATGGCAATTCGGATGTTGGCCATGCCAAGGGAATTGGCCTTATGGGCAAGGAAAACGGGGCGAATGGTGTAATTGTGTGTCATGGGGGTAAAACGGGGGGTAAAACAAAAGACACAACAAATGTGGTAAATTCCGTCAAAAAATGCAAATTTGTGGCAATCGTAAGTGGGGGGTAAAACAAGAAAACGGACCCGTTTTAAAGCGAAAACCCGCCGTGGTGGCGGGTTTCAAAGAATGTGAACCGTGATCCCGCAGGGGTCCGAACAATCCGCAATGGTGGCGGGTTTCGGCCGGGAGGTAAAACAAAAAACGTCATTTGAATTTGAAACTTTTCAAGTCGTTCGCCATTCGCTTCACGCCGGCTTGCATGTCTTCAAGGTCTTGTTTCGTCCATGTGATCGGTTGCTTGTTGCCATCAATTCCGGACATTTTGTGATAATACCGTTTTACCGTCGGGGCATACTTCGTGAAAAATTGACGGGCGGGAACCAACTTGAAAAATTCTTCATTGTTCATGTTGTAAAAATAGTACAAC